TACAATGTCTCTACTATGAGCTCCATATCCACTTCGAGTAGCTACTGGAGCTGTTACTAAACATACTGGTTTACTCATTATAACTCCTATACCTTAAATAAACTAAAAGGTTTTCTTGGTTTCCACATCTCAAATGCTTTATCCATGTGATTAATAAAATTGTTGGACATAGATGTTACAGACAGCATCGATTCTTCACTCATCACAAACTCGTGTCCATTCAGTCCTCTTTTTACTCTTTCTTCTTTAGGTACATCATACCACTCTTTGATTCTATCTGCCACATCGTCGAATCTACATCTATCATCAAATATGTAAGGTGTAGGTATTGAACCTTGTAAAGAACGAGTTGATGGCCATACAGGTTTAACCCAATCACCCCAAGTTAAATCAGGATTATCTTTCCACTTCTTATCATCGTGAAACGATTTGATTTCTTTATAATCATGATATGTGACAAACTTATTTTTAAGTTTGAATCCACATTGGTCTTGTAACCCTCCCGTGACATTTACAATGATAGGAGTTCCTGCCATCAATGATTCACACGTACCTAATCCAAAGCCTTCATTACTAGCTATATTGACCGTGACATCGACCATATTGTATAAATGATTTAATTGTTTTGTATCTAACTTTTTATCACTAAAGTATACTTTATAATCAGGAGCCATTTCTTTAGCTACTTCTGGTAAATCTGTTCCGTTTTCGTCACGAGGTTGTGTGTGCATCAATAAAGCACATCTTTCAGCTTCTTCTTTAGGTAACATATCACAGAATGTTTTGAATGCCATGATAACATCTCCTGGCATCTTTCTTCGAATATTTCTATTGTTATAGAATAATATAAAGTCCACATTATCTTCAGTTAATTGACTTCTAAACTTTTCAACTTCTTGATACTCTTCATCAAAAACATTTATAGGATAGAATTGTTCACTTACACCATGAGGTAAATAAGTTGACTGCCACTCTTCAGGAGGATTTTTACTCCAGACTTCATTAACAATAGCATGTGTTTGTTTTGAAATATTCATAATCAAATCACAGCTCTCATAATAAAATTGATTGTATTTAGGAGCAGGCCAGTCGTCCCATATATTATAATAGAAGATAGGAATCTCTTGTCTGACTTCATGTTCCATTTCATATAACCATCTCCAAAATCTTGGGTCTGTATAGTGTAGGATAGCATCAGGATTTTCTCTTGACATAACTTCACGTAGTAAATCAGGACTACCATAACCATTCACAGGATATATCGTCAAGTTAGCATCTTCGATACCAGTCTCTTCTCTGACAGATTTGTTCATATCAACAACCTTTCCAGCTTCAGGATGTTTGATAGCCCCTCCTATCTGAACCCAATCATAATGATTTATCGTACCTAGAACAAATTCTTTAGACATTGTTCCTACACCCGAAGACATTCTCATATCATCAGATAGTAATAGGATTTTCTTTTTAGACATATAACCTCTAATCTTTTAGTAATTCTTTATTCGTTTCACCTTCGAAATATTTATTCAACATCTCTAACTTGTCATCGTAATTAGCCATCTGGTCTAATTCTTTTTCAAGTTCTTCCATAACATCTCCGTGTTCACCAATACCTACCGAGTTACGAAGTAAGTTTTCAGCATTAACTCTATGTTTTTCTACGTTTGCTTTGAAATGCATTTTACTTGCTTTAATAAACTCTTCTCTCATAGTCTACTCCCACTAACTATTAAATTATCATATTCTCTAATTTTACTTCTGAAATCTTCATCTAAGACATACAAGTCCATTGTACGATTTACTAATTTCTGTAAAGTAAATTCATCATCGTATGTTTTTGATTTGAAATTACTATATAACCCTTTTAGAATTTTAACTGACGTTAATTTATAATCCATAAGAACCTCTTAATATATACATATATAAATATATACTTAATTTATTATTTTCACTAATTTTTTCATTTTTTCAGCATATTCAAGTGTGTTGTTCGTACCTCTTGATTCTGTACCAGGTTGTATAAAAGCTACAATGATATCACTATACTCAGCTATCTGTTTGTTTCTTTTGAAATAATTTGATACATAATAAGGTCGATTGTATTGTGTGGCAGGAAGTTTACAATGCATGTTCCACGTGTAGTGAGCGGGAGGAAACTCAACATATTTCATCTCTAATTCTAAAGCAAACTTTTTAGCGAACCCATCAGCTCCATCTTGTTGACCTCCACTTACTATTTCAGCATCAGGATTCTTTTGTTTTATATCAAATATTAAATCTTTAATTTTCTTTTTATTTGTATAAGCTCTACTACCGACTATACCTACTTTAATCTTCGTAGTCATTTCTCTTTTGTACTTTTATTGTTTTATCTGAAGTGACGAACTTTGTCACATTAAAAAACTCATTTAGACCTTGTAATAATCCTGATGATGTTTTGTAATTGAAACGAAATCTATTGCGTATATTAGTTATAGGTTTAGGTGATATATCAAAGAAAATAAAATCATCAGGTTTTAATTCAGAACTTTGTTTTATGACCGTACGACATGATAGTTTGTCTTCCCATCTTAGTAGAAACTTTTTTAATGAAGGTCCTTTTACTTCTCCTTCATCGAACCACAAGTATAGTAATATGGCTATATTTAACTGGTTGTGAATCCAATCAACTTTTTCCATTACGTATTCTTCTATATCTGTATCAATAAAATCGGTTAGTTTTAATCTTAAAGTTGTTTTAGTTGTCATCACTTAACTCCTGAGTCACAATGTTCTGTTTGATTAAATTCACAATATTTACAATTTTTCTTAGATGGTCTCTTGATGTATTCACGTTCTATATTATGTTTACCATCGACAAATGATTCGTCGATAAATTGATTCAGACTATTCATGACTTTATTCACACTCGGTGTACCACTAGCAGGAGAAAATGTCTGAACACGTCTTTGAGGAAAATCTAAATTCTCATACAATTTTCTCTTAACAATAAAATATTCTACATCGATTTTGTCAATCGGTATATCAAGTTGTTTACTATAAAAATATTTGTATAATAATAACTGGTCAGTTTTGTTTTTATCAGCTTTCTGATATTTGTTCCAACCCATTGTAGAAGTTTTAATGTCGATAATTTTATATCTATCACGAAACGTATCACGTAAGACAACATCCATATAACCAATGAACTTAATATTATTAGGTAATTCATAATCAATAGGTATCTCAATACCAACTAACTCGTAATGTTTCTTACTAAAATACATATTACGTTTCTTTTTAAACCAGTCTAATATTAATAATCCGTGAGAATAAAACTCTTCCATATCTTTTTGTTCACAAAAAACTTCACCACCATTACGTTTCATAATATTAGTATAGTTTGTTTTCATTCTATGTAATAACATTTCATCTAAGGGAAGAGCCTCAGCCATCTTAATTGTGTCATTGTACATCACGGTTAGATAAGTCTGTAATACTTCATGCATAGAAGTACCAAAAAGAGTATGAATACTATCTGTCCATGTTCCTAACTTATCAACGTAGTTTAGTTTCCACTTGTAGGGACACACATCCCATTGACTATATTGACTATAACTGATTCTTTTCATTTTACTTTTTCTTTACACTATGAACTGCTACACTAAATTGATTTTTACCATCAGATACGATATACATTGTAGGAAAGTGTGAGATACCTTCAACGACTACTTTTGTTCCTATTGGTATAGGTTGTTGACCAGGAATGATATGAGGAACTGATAACTCAAACTCATCTCCTATCTTTACACCCCAATGTTCTCTTGATACTTTGTTGAAGGTTTTTCTCATTTACCCCACTTACCTCTACCTACTATCGTAGCCATGATACCATAATTACTGACATCAAGATAAGCATCTTCTAATGGTTCGTCTTTTACAGCTGATTTCTTTTCACCAAGTAGTAATGTCTTCACACGTTGTAACTTGTCATTCATACGAAACCACAGACCTGTAAGTGATAACTTTATCTCTTCAGGTGTAACTAAAAAAGTACCTACACTAATATTACCAGGACCATAATCGTGTTGTTTATGTAAGAATAATTCATATTGTTCTTTTTGAATCTTCTTAAACTCCTTAGTCATTTCGGGCCACTCTTTTTCCATCTGTTCTATAACATCATAGTCCTTAGATTCTGAACGAGGACTATCTTTTATAACCTTTGACATATATGTCTCCTAATTTACATAACTGAATATACGAATAAAAACGTATACAAGTCAAGTCTTTTATTCATTACCTGCAGTATAACCTTTAATACTACCTAGTACATTGAGTCCTGCATCTTCTATTTTGTAGGGTTCGATTCCCCACTTTTGAGCTAGTTCACCTAATTCTAACATACCACCCTCTGTAAGATAATACATTTCAATCATTTCGATAGCTTCTTTTTTACTAACCTCTTCGTGATTAGATACTATATTGACTAACCAATTTGGATGTGCCATTTCGTTTCTCCGTTTCGTGTATTTTAACCATTGTCTACCTTTAGGAAGAACATTGGTATACAATTTATATAATTCTTTAGGTTCTAATTTATATCTTTGAAATTCATTTACTATATCTGTCCAATTCATGTTCATCGAAAGAAATCTATGAACCATATAATTTGACCACGACTTTTTATCTTCGTCTGTTATCTTTTCCCAATAATCAGGACTTTGAACCGACGTTATCTGTTTTATGTGGTCGAACAGACTTTTCTTTTTTATTAAAGATTTTTTTCCAGTTTTCTTCATATTTTTTGAAATTAGAAACTCTATTAGAGTCTCCCTTTCCTGCATCAGAATATTTAGCTTTTTTCGACATCTATGTTATCTTCACCTAGTCCAGTACCTTTTAACATATCTTTAGGGACTTGACCACAATTTCCACAACTATAGATTTCGATAGGAATGATTCCCTCTTCTCCCGTGGGTGATACTAAAGCTGATAATCTTTTTAGTACGGTTGATTTGATGAATAAATAATTACCACAATGTTCACATTTTAAAGTCTCTGCTTTTCTCAAATCAACAGCTACTTGTGTTGATTTTTGAATCGGACCTTTTGGATGCATACTCATTTGATTACTCCTAATAATTCAATTAACATAGCCATTGCATTTATTTCTTTATCAACTACCTGACTATCTGATAGTTCATATCTAGCTATAATCAAAATACATTCTGCTATATGACCTTTACCATATGAATCTACTTCATCATATAATAATCTAAACAAATCAGCAAAGTCTGTAATCTTATTATCAGCTAGTAATTGTCGTATTTCTTTGAAGGCAGTTTTACCATCCTGAGTCTCAAGAATCTTCAACAATTTTAACTTGTAATCGTTTTGTATGATACTTGATGTATCTAGTTTAAGTTTTCCGTTTACGACGTTTCTCTGAGCGGCATTAATTACTCTACGAATATCAGGATAACCACTATCAATCAGTACCTTAATATCTTCCATTGTATCGATAATGTTTTCTTTTAACAACACATTATGTAGATGTTTAGCTACATCACTTTTTGACGGAGGAATAATTTGAAAAGATTGACACCTTGATTGTATTGGGTCAATGATTCTTTCAACAAAGTTACAAGTCAAAATAAACCTACAATGTTTACTAAATGTCTCCATTAGATTACGTAAAGCAGCTTGAGCATTAGGAGTAATGTAATCACACTCATCTAATATTATTACTTTTAAGTCTGTAAAACCTATTGTTGAGGCAAACTCTTTTACTTTTGTTCTTACCGTATCAACATTGTTTTCATCTGAAGCATTTATGTACAGATAATCACATTCTATATTCTTAACTAGAATCTTAGCTAGTGTAGTTTTACCTGTACCTGCTTTTCCAAATAATAGTAAGTGAGGTAAGTCACCAGTTTCTAAGTAATGTTTAACTTTTGATTTAAGATGTTCATTACCTATGTAATTGTCTAAATTAGAAGGTCTGTATTTTTCTACCCACAAACTATGAGACATTAATTAACACCAGCGGTTTTTACTAACCAATATTGACTTTCATAATTATCAACTTTGAATGACAATTTCATCAGACCAGCACTACTAACTTCAAGTGTACCAGTTTCACATTCTTCATTAGCCTTTAAGATAGAACTTAAGTGAATAGCATTAAATGTTTGGGTACCTATATCAGAAAACTTAGAAGTCTCGACTGGAATCGTAATTCTGTTTGTGTTTGTTGATGCTGAATAACCCAACACTAACTCAGCTTTTGATTCATCCGTTACCACAGCAAACTCAGTAACTTCATTAAGAGCTCCATTACCCAATAAAAACTTCTTTGTTAAGTAAGGAGTGATATTGATATTCAATTCAAACTCAGGAATAGTTTTTAGATTAGGAGGGTCGTTAATGATAGAAGGGTCTGACAACATATAATTTGCAGATGTCTTTGAATCTTTCATCTTGAGAGCTAAAGCTTTATCACCAGATTTAAGAACTGAAAATTCAACATCATCATCTAATACCTTTAACATATTCAACATAGTTGAAGTAGAATACATACCAAGATTAGAATCATCGAAATCAGGTTTCCATTCACTCATTTTAACGACAGATAATAGTGAGTTACCATCTGAAGCACACTTTGTAGTAAGTGTTTGTTTTTCTAAATTACTTATCAAGATGACGGACTCACCCTTACCATCTAAGTAATATTTGTTAATGAAACGGATTAAACTATTTTTATCCATTATTTCTCCTTATGTTATAACTATATATACATATATATTAATTTGTTGAAAATCAAAAAAATCTTTCTAGTGTCTGAGAGGCATCTGTAGGTTCATCCCATCCGAGAGCCTCGTACAACATCATAATTTTTTTATGTAA